CCTAATAGGTAAACCCCTGCTACTTGACCACGAGTGGAAAGTGGACAAGATAGTGGGAGTGGTAGTGCATAGCTGGTTTGATGACACACAAAAGGCTATCATGGCAAGGGTAAGAGTTGCAAAGGAAGGCAATGAAAAACTTATAAGCCTTATAAAACTTCAACCAAGTCCTGTAAAGTCCGTGTCAATAGGTGCGGTTGTAGTTAAAGAAAAGGACAAGGTGAAAGATATAGAGTTTAAAGAGCTTTCCCTTGTTTTTGAGGGAGCAGACCCAAACGCAAAAATAATCGCAAGTAGATACGAGGATATAGAGCTTTCCACTTCAGAGTGGTGGAATGACCCAGAGCTGAGAGATAAAGCACCTCAGGACTTCTTCTTAGACCCATCCTCTCGCAGGTATCCATACAGAACGTGGGATGGGAAAATCTCCTGCGAGAGGCTAAAGGCAGCAATGCAGTTGTCATCTTTGCACGGACATAAGCAAATATATGACAGAGCTAAAAGACTTTATGAAAAACATTGTCAAGGAGGTTAAAGATGTTAGACAAGGAGACAATTTTGACACTTAGCAAGGAGGAGCTACAAGAAGCGGTGGAAACGCTTCAGCTCAAAGTTCAAACATTAGAAAAGGAAAGGGACGAACTAAAGTCCCTCGCAGAAGTAGGCAAGAAATACTACGAGCATCTAAAAACAGAGGCAATAAGGCTCGTGCGTGCGGTTGACGGAGAAAACGCACCAATCCTAAAGCTAATAGACAAAGCAGATGTGGACACTCTAAAAGCGATAGTTGATGACTATCAGGAGAAGGCAAAAGAGAAATTCAAAGCATCTGCAACCCACACACAAGAAGAGCCACAAGTCTTTAGCAAAGAGTGGCTTGAAAAAGCAAGCTATCAAGACCTTATAAAACTTAGAAAAAAACTTTATGAGGAGGTAAGACAATGAGCACAGTTAGCGGGACAACACACCCAGAGTTTTTCCCTCTTTACTACGAGAAGAAGCTTCTTGAATATGTAAAGGCTAACCTCGTAGCCACAAAGTTCGGACAAAGGAGAAGTCTTCCTGCCAACTCCGGAAGAACAGTAGAGTTTTACAGAGCAAACCCTAAGCCCATAAACACCACGCCCATTACGAACCAGCCTACGCCACCTGCTACAGCACTTCCTAACCTTACGCCAATACAAGTAACCGTGCAAGAATACGGAGACAGTATAGACCTTTATGAGTTTGCGGACATGACTTCTTTTATACCCCTCGTGGACTACACGGTTGACATCCTTGCAGACCAAGCACAAAGAAGTTTAGACAGAGTGGCCATGAACGAGCTTGTGTCTGGCACGAATGTGCTTTATGCGGGTGGAGTTTCCTCAAGGTCTGGACTTAATGGGACAAAAACGCTCACCAAGACGGAGATAAGAAAGGCGGTAAACCTTTTACAGAGGGAGAATATCCCACCCTTTGAGGATGGCTACTATGTGTGTCTCTTGCACCCTGACAAGATCCTTGACCTTTTTACGAACGAAGAGCTCATAAGTTTAGCGTCCGTTCAAATGTCTGCCTTCGAAAAAGGCTTTGTTGGGCAATTCGCAGGCGTGAAGTTTTATGTGTCTACCACTTTGCCAATAGTGGACAATGGTGGCACGCCACCTGTCCCAGTTTATCAGACTCTCGTGTTTGGCAAGGATGCCTACGGGATAGTGGATTTGGATGGCACAACTCTCAAGATGGTGCAGACAAATGTGGACAGGCTTAACAGGGTAAAAACCCTTGGCTGGAAGGCTTACTTTGCAGTTAAGAGGCTCTACGAGCCTGCGATAGTAAGGATAGAGAGCAACTGATGGTTAAGGTAAAGGTTTTGAAAGATACAGAGGTGCGTATAAACGGCGTGCGATACGCTGTTGTGTCTGGGGTGCAGGAAGTAGAAAAACATGTAGCAGAGCTTTTGCTCCAACTCTCTTTGGCAGAACCAGCAACAGAGAAAGAGGAAAGGAATGATAAGCGTAGAAGAGGTTAAAGACTTTCTAAAGAACGCGGACATCCCAGACACAGAAATCCAAAAGGCTATTTCTCTTGCCTATGGCAGATTTGTAAGGCTTACGAACATAGCACCAGACGAGAACGACCCACAACACAGACAAGCACTCATAATCCTTGCGGTCTTGGAGTTGGCTTCTTTTATAAACCTTTACTACAGGCAAAACAATGCAGAGTATATAAGAACAAAGGAGTTAACCGCAGAAGTGGAAAGACTGCTAAGCCTAACACCCAAAGGAGCAGTATTATGGCAGACAATCTAAGAGAATTTGAGAGCTATATGAAAGAGTTTCCAGAGAAGATAAAACAGGCAGTTCGTATTAGCTTGGAAAGGGTTGGTGCAGTTGGTGTTAGTCAGCTATCCAAATTGTTTCAGACAGAAGGCAGAAGTCTTTCTGTAGAGTGGCCACCGCTAAACGAGAAATATCTTCGCCACAAGATAAAACAAGGCTTCTCCGAAAAGAAGCTACATAGAACCACAACATTAGCCCAGAGCTTTCACTCAAGAGCGACAGACATGGAGGTCAAGATAGGCACTCCAGTGCCTTATTCCATTTACCACGAGTATGGAACAAAGAGGATGCCAGCGAGACCCTTTATGAAGCCTGTGGCTCAACACTTACAAGAGAGGGCGGTTTCAGAGATTTTTAAGAAAACCCTTAAGGAGCTACTCTAATGTGGCAGAAGATTGAAAATGGAATTACAGAACTTATAAAGCAGGTGGCACGAATAGAAAATGTCCAGCTTTGGAGTGGTAAGCCCGAAGACCTGCTAAAAAGACCAAACACATATCCAGCGTTGCGTGTGATAGTGCAAAAGCACGAGCTTAGAAGTTTTGACATTTTTGACGCAAGTTATGAAAGCGTTTTTTACATATCCGTGCTTGTTTTTTATAGAAGTCTAAGAGATGACGGCACGGGTGCATACCCAATAATAAGCAGACTTTACAAGTTAAACAACCATGTAGTCAACGGCTACACAATAAAACCACAAGGTACCCAGCTTTTAATGTCGGACGCCTCTGAGTTTATTTTTGAAGTTAAGCTCGTTGCAGAAGGCAAAGAAGTGCTTTATGAAGAAGAAGAAATACTTACAAGAATAATAAACCTTCAGGAGGTTTCACTATGAGAACTTACAAGGTTTTAAAGGCAAGCTTTCCTTTGCTTGTCCAAGGCAAAGTTTTAACAACTGGCATGGTCGTAGAGCTTGAGGAGGACGACCAAGTGAAATATTTGCTTGAAACAGGGATTTTAAAGGAAGAAACTGAAAAAAAGAAAAAGGAGGCAAAAAATGGCTGACTTCTTGCATGGTGTTGAGACATTTATCTTAACCAAGGGACCAGTCCCAGTCAGAGAAGTAAAAAGTGCAGTGGTGTTCCTTGTGGGAACCGCACCAGTGCATTTGACAAAACCCAACGGAGTGTCTGAAGAAGACTGGTATAACGAGACTGTTAATAACCCGCTTTTGATACTTTCCAGAGAGGATGGAGCAAAATATTTTGGAGAACCAACCCCTGGCTATACCATTCCTTACGCCCTTGACGCTATCTTTGACCACGGAGGCACGGTTGTTATAGCTGTTAATGTCTTTGACCCAAGAACCCATAAGAACGCACAAAACCAGCCAGACCCATTACAAGTCCAGTCTTCAGACATAATAGGCACAGTGTCATCTACTGGCAAAAGAACGGGGTTGCAGGTAGTAGATACACTTTTCTCTCAATTTGGCTTTACAGCGAAGATAATTATCGCACCCACATATTCAACGATGCCAGCAGTTGCAACAGAGATGATAGCAAAGGCGAACTTAAAGTCTGTAAGAGCAACAACTCTGATAGATGCACCTGTGGGCTATACACCTCAGCAGGTCATAAACGCAAGAGGAGCAAACGGAGCTCTCAACTATTCTGACTACAGAACTGTTATATGCTACCCGCATGTAAAGGTTTGGGATACAGCCACAAATAGTGAAAGGCTTGAGCCTCTTTCCAGCAGGCTTGCAGGAGTTATAGCCAAAACAGACCACGAGAAAGGCTACTGGTGGTCTCCTTCAAACCAAGAAATACAAGGAATAATAGGAATAGAGAGACCTATAACAGCGTCCGTTAACGACCCTAACACAGAAGCAAACCAACTTAACGCAGCGGGCGTAGTGACAGTTTTTAACTCCTTTGGAACAGGCTACAGAGTTTGGGGTAACCGCTCAAGTGCCTTTCCAAGCAAAACAGACCCGCTAAACTTCATAAACATCCAAAGAACCGCAGACATAATAGCAGAAAGCCTTGAATACTACGCACTCCAGTGGCTTGATAAACCCATTCAAGTTGCCATAGACGGAGTGTTGTCCGGAACAAACGCCTTCATAAGAACCCTCGTAGGTAGAGGTGCTCTTGTGGACGGATACTGCTACTTCCCCACAGACCAAAACCCAGAAAGTCAGCTCGCAAACGGACACCTAACCTTTGCCTACCACATAATGCCACCACCACCTGCAGAGAGAATAACCTTCTACGAAGTCATAGATACAAACTTGCTAAAAGCACTAACAGGAGGTAGGTCATGATAGAGATTAACAAAGTTACAAACGCAAGAGTTTACATTAACGGCACAGACTTTATAGCGAGAGCAGAAGAGGTAGACCTTCCAAAAGTGAAATACAAGACCATAGAGCTAAAAGCGTTGGGACTTGTAGGAGAGGCAGACCTTCATACAATAGTGGACAAGATGGAAGCACGAATAAAGTTTAACTCTGTTTATCCAGACTTTATCGCATACGCATCAGACCCAACAAAAGTCCACTCGGTTGTAGTAAGAGCACCCATACAGGTCTACGACCAAAACGGCATGAAAATAAAGCCCATGAAAGCCGAGCTAAGAGGATACTTCAAAGAGTTTGACACTGGTAAGCTAAAGAAGGGAGACAACGCAGAAGCAGAAGCGAACATGTCTGTTATCTACTACAAACTGGAAGTGGATGGCAGAGACGTATACGAGATAGATGTGTTTAACAACATCCTTAAAGTAAACGGTCAGGACAAGCTACAAGAATACAAGCGAGCCATGGGAGGTTAAAAGATGAAAGAGATAGTCCTGCTGGATGGTAGAAAAGCGGTTATAAAAGAAGGCAAAGGCAGAGACCTCTTCTGGGCCTTCGAAAACGCTACAACTCAGAACGAGATAATAAAGTTGCTTGTGATAAGGCTTGTGGAGGTAGAAGGCAAGCCTATAACGGAAGATGAACTGGAAGAGATGTCGCTTGTAGATGCCATGACACTTCTGAATGAGGTAGGCAGGATTGCAAGCCCTTTCCAAGCCCGCAAGTAATACTTGCGATGGTGGAGCATGGGTTTAGCTATGAAGCACTCAGCAATATGCGTCTTCCCGAACTTCGTTTTTGGAGCAAAGAATTAAATGCCTATCACGAAAGAATGCAAGAGGAGTAATAAATGGATGCCTTCACGGTTGCTATTACACTTCAGCTCGTTGACAACTTCTCAAGACAAGTTTTTCAAGCAACCGAAGGCGTTCGTAGATTAGCACAAACAACAGAGGAAGCAAAAAATAAATTTAAGTCCCTGCAAGAAACAATAAGCAACATTTCTGATAAGCTGGAAAACTTTTCTGTTAAGTCCGCAGCATCCATAGCCCTTCCTGCAGCAACCCTCATGAAGTCCATATCCGCCTTCGAGGAGCTTGAGGATGCAAGGGTGCAGATGGAAGTTGCCTTCATGACAAAAACGGGCTTGCCACAGGAACTTACAGAAATAAACAAACAGGTAGAAAAACTCGGCACAGAGCTACCGGGTGCTACGAAGGATTTTTACGAGCTTACAACTGCACTTAAAGCGGGTGGACTATCCGCAAAGGACATAGCGGGAGGTATTTTGGAGGGAACCGCAAAAGCGTGGGTGCTCTTTAAAAACGAAGCCAACCCCGCTCAGATGGCAGATATGGCAACAAAGTTTGCAAATGCTTTTAAGATAAAGCCGGAAGGTTTTACGAATTTTATCGACGAGCTCCAAAGGCTTAAGTTTGCCTCGGGCATGGAACTAAAAGACATAGCATACTCCACAAAATACTTTGCAAACTATTTACAACAGCTTGGCTTTACTGGGGAAAAAGCTGTAAAGCTTATATTCCCAATGCTGGGCACACTCAGGCAGGTTGGACTTGAAGGCGAAACAGCGGGAACCGCAATAGCTGGGATGTTAAAGGGTATTACGAATTTTGACGAGAGGGTTAAAAAGCTAAAAGATGTCCAGATAAACCTTAGAGCGTCCGACTACATGACAGAGGAAGGTTTTAAGCTCGAAGAGTTTCTCATATCTTTAAGGCAAGAACTTGAAAAGATACAAGACCCACTAAAGCGTATGCAAGTCATGAGGCAACTCTTCGACGAGGAGGGTATGAGGGCTGTTGGTGCACTTCTTGCCAAAAACAAAGAGGAAGCACTTTCATACCTCGAAACTATAAGAAACACTATGAGCCCAGAGGAATACGCAAGATTGAGAAAACAGATAGAAGAAGGGGGCTTTTCTGGTATCGAAGGTATGAGAAAGGCAATGGATGAACAAGCAAGCCTGCAAGACAGAATAAACAAAACAATGAACACATGGAAAAATGTAAAAGAGAGCTTCTTTGGAACACTTGAAAGTCTCATGGCTGTAGTAGGTGAGCTTTTTGCGGAGCCGTTAAAAAAGATTTTTGATACACTTAACAATAATGTATTAGGACCCATTATAGGGTGGATACAAGCCAACCAAACACTTGCAAAAGTAGTAGCCTACCCAATTGCAGCGTTTATAGCCTTCATCGCAATAATGGGCTCACTCTCTCTTGTCTTCGCTTCCGTCCTTAATCTGTTTGCCTTTTCCATTGGCATCTTCGCTAAAGTTGGGGCAGTAGTGAAAATGCTTGCTGTAGCCTTTAATATTCTTAAGGGATTTATACTCTTTACAAGGCTTGCTATGTTATCACTAATTGCCTTTAACCCCGTAGCACTTGTAATAATTGCAGTTGTAGGTGCATTAGCAGGTATAGCGTTCCTCCTGTGGAGAAATTGGGACAAAGTTGTAAAGCTCCTTGTATCCGCATGGAACTGGCTAAGACAAAACTGGCAAAGGTTAGCACAGTTTCTTATGGCATTAAACCCTTTTACGGGCATACTCGTAGCTTTAAACAACTTAACGCAAAAGTTGTTTGGGGTAAGTCTTTACGATGCGGGAGTAAAACTTGTCAAAACTCTTTGGGAAGGTATAAAGTCCTTTGCAAACAAGCCAGCGGAGGAGTTTAAAAACATAGTGCAAAAAATTAGAAATATGCTACCTTTCAGTCCTGCCAAAGAGGGACCTCTAAAAGACATACACAGAATAAGACTAATAGAAACAATAGCAGAAACTGTTAAGCCAGACCCCTTACAAGAGAAACTAAAAAGCGTCTTTAACATACCACGAGGCACATTAACACAAACACTGCAACTCCTTAAGAGCGAGCAAGCCCTTAAGCCTGTTAAATCCACGGTTAGTCCTTTGATACAACCTGTTAAACAAGCGTTGGAACCTGTTAAATCCACAGTTAGCCCACTAACTCAGCCCGTTAGACAAGTGTTAGAGCCTATCAAGACGATGGTTAATCCTTTGATACAACCTGTTAAACAAGTACTGGAGCCTGTTAAGGCGATGGTTAGTCCACTAACTCAACCTGTTAAACAAGTGCTGGAGCCTATAAAGACAATGGTTAGTCCTTTAATACAGCCTGTTAAACAAGTGTTAGAGCCTATTAAATCCACGGTTAGTCCCTTAGCCCAGCCTGTTAGACAAGTACTGGAACCTGTTAAAGCAAGTATACAACCAAAACCAGCCAACATAGGCACTCCAAAACCAGCTCCAGCAAACTCCACCTACAACATATCTCTTAATCTCAACATAGCTGGAACGGTGCAAAAAAACGAAGCAAAACAAATAGCATTTGAACTGGAAAAACAAATAAGAGAGGTTCTTAGAAAAATAGACAACGAACGCTTTAGGAGAACCTACTGATGAAATACGGTAGCTTTGGGGACATAGTCTTCGAAGTGCATGAATACTTTTCACACGCGGAAGAGAATAGCTTTATATATGCAAGACAACAAACTATACAGCCCCCATCTGCTACACAATGGCTGGGCAGAGAGTTACAAAAAATCCGCATGAAGCTAAAATTCCATTACCTGCTTTCTAACCCCGCAGAAAGCTACAAAAAGCTAAAAGAAATAGCACAAAAAGGAGAGGCACAAAAACTCATAATCGCAGAACAAGTCTTAGGAGATTTTGTTATAGACAAAATAAACGCGGAGTATACACAAGTTAATACATACGGACAACCGATAGCCGTGGAGCTGGATGTGGAATTTACGGAGTATCTAAAGAAAGAGCTACAAAAGACACAACACACAAGAAACAAGAACAAAAAGAAAAAGAAAACAAAAAAAAGTGACGAACCAAAGAAGCCCGAAGCGATAATAACACGAGAAGGGGTTAAAAAATGACAACCTACATAACCACACAGGGAGACCGCTGGGATACCATAGCATACAAGCTATACGGAGACCCTTATGCTTACGACGCATTGCTTTTGTATAACCCGCAGTATGCAGATATAACCGTCTTTCCAGCTGGCATACGACTTGCCGTCCCAGAAATAGAATACGAGGAAGACATAAACGAGGTAGCTCCGCCATGGCAGACAGACTAATAGTGCCAGAACCATACCTGTATGTGGAACTTAACAACACAGACATCACTACACACATAACGCCCTTTCTTATATCCTTTCGCTATATAGACAACGACGGACTTCAAAAACAAGAAAGCGACGATGTAGAGGTAGAACTACACGACCCCGATAGCTTTTTTAGAGAAAACCCACCAGCAAGAGGCTCTGCTTTAAAGGTCAAGTTTGGCTACACAGACAAAATAAGAAACGCAGGCGTGTTTTTCGTGGATAGCTATACTTACTCTATAAGCAGAGATGGGGATATTTTCACCATTAAAGCCCTTGCCAAGGATGTAAAGTCCAGCTATAGAACAATAAAGACAACTGCATTCGAAAATAAAACGCTAAAGCAGATAGCAGAGGAAATAGCCAAAAAACATGGCTATAAGCTACACTTCAAAGGCATAGATGTCGCTTTCACAAGACTAACCCAAAACCAGAAGAGAGACCTTGAGTTTCTCGCAGAGCTTTGTAAGCTGTATGGGAAGACCTGCAAGGTCTCAAACAAAACACTTGTGATAATAGACCCAGAGGAACCCGCAGGCATATATAAGCTAACAAGAGACCACATAATCTCCGCCAGCTTTGAAGTCAGCTCTCTCTATGAGCAGAGCTCAGAAGTTGTCTACCTTGACCCAAGCAAGAAAGAAACCACACAAGACAAAAAGCAAAGCAAAGTTAAAGCATCAGGAGACACACAGAAGATAAACAAGCGAGTAGAAAACAAAAAACAGGCAGAGGCAATAGCTGAAAAGCAAGCAATGCTAAACAGCATGAAAGAACTACAAGCAAAAATAGAATGTTATGGCATCCCAGACCTACATGCGGGAGGCTGGGTAGCCATAGAGGGTTTTGGCAGGTTTGACAGAGAGTATTACATACAGACCGCCACACACATAATAACAAGAGAGGGCTATATAACAGAGCTGGAATTGTTACTTGCACCATCCAAAGGAGGTAAGAAAAAATGATAAGAGTTGGCAAAGTCGTAGCTGTGGATGACAAAAACGCAAAAGTCAGAGTGCAGATAGAAGATGCAGATGCGGTAGTAAGCTACTGGCTTCCGGTAGTCCACCAAAAAAGTCAGAGCGATAAACACTACTGGCTACCAGACATCGGGGAGTTAGTTGTGTGTGCTTTTTATGGAGATGATTGGGATACAGGCTTTGTATTAGGTTCTATTTACAACGATAAAGATAAGCCACCAGCGGAGACACGAGAGAAGTTTGTTATAGAATTCAAAGACGGCACACGGATAGAGTACAACAGAGCAAGCCATGAGTTACACATAAGTGTAAAGGGAGACATCCTTATAGAGGCGGATGGAAACATAACGCTTAAAGCAAACAGAATAGACCTTAATCCATAAATAATAAAGGAGGTAAGCATGGCGACAGAATATATAACAGTTAACTACTGGGACAAGCAAGAAGGTAAGGACTGGGTATGTTATAACGGACATGCTTATTTAGTCCTTCAAGGTCTTGAAGATAACAGTGTGGACTTCATCCTCACAGACCCACCATATGGAACTGGTGCTAACTCCGTAGCTGGTAGAAGTGTAGGAGACAAGGTAAGGCAATACATAAGAGAGAGTAAGCATGCGGATTTTGTGGATAGCTTTCTGCCAGAGGGCTGGACAATGATGATAAGCTTGGTCTTTGGTGAG